ATGACCGCCCCATGCTGCGGTTCGTCGGGCAGAACGACGTTGGCGATGCGGTTCTGGTCGCGGTATTGCGGGTTGGAGGCGGGCTCGACCATGATCCGGGCGGCGAAGGTGATGCCGTCGAGATGCTTGAGGCCGGGCAGCACCCGCTTGGCCTTGGCGGCGGGGCTTTCATCCTTGGGATCGAGGGCAAGGGCGCTGTCGACCATGGCGCGAAAGGTGGATTTCGAGATCTTCCAGCCGATCGACTGGCCTTTCTCGTCAACCTTGCCGCCGGCCACGGTGAAGCTCTGCCAGAACTTGCGCCGGGCATGGGCGCCTTCGACCACGGTGAATTCGCAGTCGAGCATCTTCGCGTCACTGGACTGCGAGGCTTTCAGCAGGCCGGCATCCATCGGCGTGGCGCCGTTCACGCCGCCGGGGCGGATGGTCAGCCGCACCTTGGCGAAGGTGCCGTCGGCGATCAACTCGCCGATCGGGGCCATCTGCGGCTGGGCGTCGTTCAGATCGTAACTCATGGGATTGTCCTTTCTCGGGATCAGGAGGCGAATGCGGATTGGGCGGGGGCGCGGCCGTCGATGCGGGCGAGCAGTGCGCCAAGATCGGGCGGCTCGGTCATGTCGAGGCGGCCAGAGCGGTCCTTGGCCGGCAGGCCCCAGGGGTTGCCGGATTTGCAGACAAGGCGGCGCTCGGCGGCGGTTTCGTCGAGAACCCAACCGCCCTCGGCATCGCGGGCGAAGAGCTGCATCGAGACCACCTGATCGACGATGCCGGGCAGTTCGCGGCCGGCCTTGCTGCCTTCCATCTGCGGCTGCCAGGTGACGGTGCCGAACTCGTCGGTGACCTTTTCCAGCACGCCGACGAAGATCACTGTCTTGCCGCGGGCATGCTGCAGGTGCTTCAGCGCCTGGATCACCTCGCGGCCCAGCAGACCATAGGCGCCGCGCACATCCGGCTTGCCGGTGCGGTCGGAGAAGGCTTCCGGCTGCTGGCGGGCATAGGCCATGGCCTGGCGGGTCAGATCGGTGATCGAGTCGACGAAGACGATGCGCCGGGCGGCGAGAAAGGCCTCGATGCCGCTGTCCCGATGCTGGGCCTGCAGCCAGGCGTGGCGTTCGGTGCCATACCAGGACTGCGGATGCTGCGCCGGGTCCGGCCCGCCGATCAGCACGACCAGATCGCGAAAATCGGCAAAGCTGCGCACCGGGATCGACGCCCCGCGCCAGTCCTGCACCGACTTCATCCCGGCTTCGAGGTCGAGGCAAACAGTCTCCTCGGCCGGCAGCGATTTCAGAAGCGTGGTCTTGCCGACGCCGGGCGGGCCGAAGATCGCCAGCGAGGTCTTGTTCTCTGCCGAGGAGAGTCGTTCGTCGGCGGTGATAATGCGGAAAGTCATGCTGTTCTCCGAAAGAATGAAAGGGGCGCGGCGGCGGGGGTGACCGGGTGCCGAAGGGGAACCTGCCCGGCGTTGCCGTCCGGGCGTCCCGCCGCCGCGCGTCACCGGTCTCGGGTCTCGAGCCGGAACACGGGTTTGCCGGTGCTCTCGCTGCGGGCGCTTGCGAAGCCTTCCCGCATCGCTTCGGGCCAGGCGCTGAACCTGCGCTCGGGCACGCGATAGGCGATCTCGAGATACTCGGTCGGATCGTCGCCGGAATCGGCGATGCGCGCGGCCATGGCAGCCAGCCGGTCCTGATCCCAAGTCACCTTCTTGGGCAGATCGGCGATCACCACTACGCCGGCATCTTCGATCCGAACCGTGCCACTGGTCTTGCCCTGTGCAACCCGCTCGGACTCGGATGCCGCGCCGTAGCGCTGGCCGATCCCGGCCTCGAGCCGGTCGCGCAGGCGCTTGACGCGCGCGGTTTCCGCCAGCGCCGCCTCTTGCAGCGTAAGCAGCATCTCGGGCGGCAGGGCGGCGATATCGCCGATGGCGAGGCGATCGAGATCGTCGAGGCCGGGGGTGTTTGCGAGCTGCGGGCCGGCCGGAACATCAGCGGAAGGGAACGGCATGGCCATCAGCGCCCCTCCCGCGTCAGTGCAGCATCGACGGCGCAGTCCGTTCCGACCGCCCCGGCTTCGCGTGCAAGGCGGTGGAGCTTTTCCAGTGCGGAGGACCGCTGGATGGCCACTGAGAGTTCGGCATTCGCGGCGACGATCGCGATCGCGATATCATCGACACTCGCGGTCTCGACGGGCAGCGGCCCGGTGGCAATGCCGGGACGCCACGACGTGGGGATTACCTCGGGCAGGTCTTCGAGGCTGCGGAAGGCCCGGCGCAGGCGCACAAGAGGGCCATTCGGTTCGGTCATGTCAGGATCTCCGGTCATGGGGGCGGCCGGTTTCCCAGCCAGGGCGAAATAGAGGGAGGGCGGGAGCCGACCCCCGATCCAGGCGAGCGTGGCGCGCATCAGGCGGCCTCCTCTGTGACGATGAGTTGGGAAAACGGGATCGGCGCATTGCGGGGCTTGGTCCGCGCGATGGCGAGATAGGCGAAGCGGTCAGGACCGAGGCGCACCTGCACCAGGTGGACCAGTGCGGCGTCGAAGGCGCGGTATGCTGCGCTGGCCAGCGCCCCGAGTCGGCGGCGCTCCGGCTCTGGCAGCGTCGAGATCACCGCAGTGGTGTCGATGCCGAGGAACCCGCGATGGTATTCCAGCCGGTCGCCGGGCACGGCCTGGCCGATCCAGGCGCAGAATTCGATATCGGTGAGCGGCCGGGGCCGGATCGGGGTGAATGCGGTGGCGGGCATGAACATGATCTCCTCCTTTCCCCTCTACTCACGCCGCCCGCGAACCGTCCCACCGCGCCCCGAACCCGCGCATGGCGAGATCGAGCCGCAGCCGGGCGATGTGGCGGTAAAGGGCGGAACGGGAGGTGCCGGTCTGGCCGATGATCTCGGCGATGGCGCAGGTGCCGAGCGCGGCGCAGAGGCTGCGGGCCTCCTCGGGCAGATCGCCCAGCACGCGGGCGAGATCGTGCCGAAGCTCGGCATCCTCGGTCGCGCAGAGGTCCTGGCCGTGCCATGCGGCCAGCCCGTCGGCTTCCGCCAGCAGGCAACCGAGCGGTTCGGTCCCGCCAGCGGCGGGCACGTCCAGCGACAGCATCGTCCCGCCCTGCGCCCGGCGCTGACGGTGATGCCGGATCGCGATCCGCGACGACTGGTTGCGCAGGACGATATTGGCGAAGGCGCCGATGCCGCCGCGCCGGGCGTCGAAGCCGGGCAAGCGGCAGATCAGATCGACCAGCAGGTCCTGGCGGAGATCATCGAGATCGGCGGCGGGCAGCAACAGCTTGCGATGCACGCGGCGCGCGGCAACGGCAGCTTCGTCGATCAGGGTGGCAAGGTCGGCGGGGGAAATCGGGGGATGCATGTCGTTCTGTCCTGGTCGTTTCTGGTGACCAGCCGAAGATGCAACCTGCTGAAATTATTTATCTCTCGGATTTCTCCCGAAAACCTCCCGAAAACCTCCCGGTGCCGGAGAAGGGGTCTAGGCCATGAAACCGATATCGGACGACGCGAGCGTCAGGCGACAGCCGACCTTGGGTTTCGTTTCGATGAAGCCGTTCTTCGGAACCCCGGGCAAGCGCTGTTCCTTGCGGAAAATGTCGCGCAGGCGATTGATGCTGCGATCGACCTGCTCGGGATTGCCATCGCGCCCTGTGCTGGCCCGAAGCGCTGCAGCGATGCTGTCGCGCAGCACCCAGCCGCCGGCATCCGCTGACTCTTCGGCCAGCAGGACGAACACATCGAAGTCCCTCGGCTCGACGGCGAGTTCGACACCGTCGAAGATCACGCGTCGTCCTGTCCGATCGACAACCAGGCGGGTCTCGACCGTGGGCAGCGAGGACGCGAGGCGAATCCGCTCAAGGTTCAGTGCGAAAGGCGCGCCCGGGGCGTGCCCCATCAGATCCTCCGCCACGGCCACAGTCATGCGCATCGCGTCGAGCTGGCGGGCGACAGCGGTGGGCAGATCGCTGCGGCCAAGGCTGATCAGCGCGACTGAAGATTCCGTGTCGATCGCGCCCCTAACATGATCGACGATCTCCTGCGCCGTTTCCTCGCGCAGCCGTCGCACGAGGCATATCTCGGCCACCCGTCCGTGCCGTGAAGATCGACCGAGCCGCCACACCCGCGTCGAGATCGGCGTCGGGCCGGGACCGTCGAGGCCCGACTGCTCGCGGATCGCGCGGCAGATCGCAGTGATGTCTATATCGAAGGTCTGGACATCCAGCGCATCGTTATGGCGTTCGCAGGCGCCGGTCTCCGGATCGATGGCGATCAGCGTATCGTCGACGACCTGCAGGACGGTCGCGCCATCGTCGCGCAGATCCTCGCGCTCGGTCAGGATCCCGAGGTTCCGGAGCGAGCGGACGAGACGCAAATCGTAGGGCAGCAGATCTGCGGCCCCGATGGAGCGGATCGGATGGCGATCACTCTGCCGCAGCAGCAACCTGATCAGTTCGGCGGCGTTTGCGGATTTCATTGTCTTCCAGCATCTCGAGAATGAGCCGTTCGTGCGAGTGATCGCGCATGCTGACCGTTCGCGGCGGTCTGATCGTCACCGGCACCACGACCTCGCTGCCGTCCACTTCGATGGTGACGTCGATCTTCGCATGCACGATCCGCACGTCGGTAACCTCGATTTCCGGGGCCAAATCCTTCAGGCGCCTGAGCGCATTTTCGGAATCGCCGAGCGCCAGGAACCACGGCGAGCGACGCAAGCGCCCAGTGGCGGTCAGCTGCGCCTCGTCGATGCGCACTTCCCGCAGCGCGACATGCGTAATGTCGCCGTCGGGATCGAAGGCGAATCTGAACCTCTCGCCGTGCCGCTGCAGGGGAGCGAGGGTGTAGAGTTCCTCCTTGGCCGAAGCCTCGAAAATGTCGCCATCTCCGAGAACATGCGCACCGAAGAGCTTGACCAGTTTCTTGGCGTCGGTTGCGGACTTCGATCCAACGGAGATCGCGCTCCGTCGCTGGTCGTACTCGATCGTCGACTGCACGATCTCGCGGAACTTCAGCGTGTCCTCGGCGCCTTCCTGGTCGACGTTCTTCGTCTCTGGCTTGGAACCGTGCAGGACCAGCACACGCAGCAGATCGTCCTCTTCGAACCACCGCACGTCGCAATAATGCCCGTTGTAGCGGCCCGCGAAATGCAGCCGCGCCGCCTCGGCGAAACCGTCCTTCACCCCGGCATCATGGTGCCGAAGTTCGACGTCCTCCCGTTCCGCATCGCGTTCGAGCTTGGACGAGTGGGCAAGAAACGCCGCCGCGCTGAGGGCACGGTCGAAGATCGGACGGTGATCGAGCCAGGTGACCAGCGCCATGAAGCGGGGCGTGAATCGCAAATCGTCAGCGGCGCCGTCGATACGACAGGCCGACAGGACATCCACCCCGGCTTCCGAGGCGATCTCCTGGATGATCCGGGCGCCGGCATCCGTCGACAGGGTGGAGATATTGTAGAGGGCGAATTGCAGCTTCGCCGGAAAGCGCATGTCGGCCTTGGCGAAAAGGCCGAAGATCGCCTCGCGCCGCTTTCCCTCGTCCTCCGGCAACCCATCCCAATCGAAGTCGATCTGGCCGAGATAGGGGCTCAGCAGGCGGTGAAGCAGTTCGAGATCGACGGTTCTGGAGAAGGCACGATCGACGAAATTCCTGATCCTCTTGGCCACGTGCACTCCTTTCGCCCTGAAACCTTCTCGCTTGCAGTCGCAAACCGGATTGCGCCTCCACGACCCGCATTACGCCGGCCAAAGAAGCACGTCCGATTCACCGGGCGAAGGTGAAGAACTGTTCTGATTATGTTCTAGCCGACGGATCAACCGGGAGTCGAGCCCGATTGGGCCGCATTGTCGCAGCGCGCCACCGTGGGACGTTTCGCGATGCAGGTGAGTAGAGGCCAGAGGAGACCACCGCTCCGAGGCCCGCATGAAACGCCCCAATCCGCTCCCGCCCGACCTGATGACGCCCGCAGAACGCCGCACCGAGCTGTGCGGCCTGCTGGCGCTCGGGCTGATTCGGTCGCGGATGCGGGATGACGGCAAAGTATCTGACGATACAGGAGAAAGTTGCCTACACTATCCGCCCGACCAATGCCGTCATGCAACCCGGAAGCCAACGGAGAAAGCATGACGACGCACGACCCCATCCCCGCGCGCCTGGCCGCGCTGAAGACCACGCCGACGACTGACCTGAAGAAGCAGTGGCGGGACCTGTTCGACAGCGAGCCGCCGCCCTTCAACCGCCGCTATCTCGAAAGCCGCATCGCCTATCGCATTCAGGAGCTCGCCTATGGCGGGTTGAAGGTCGAGACGATCCGGCGACTGGAGCGGCTGGGCGAGGAACTGGACGGCGGCGACCGGACGAGGCGCAGCATTCGCGCCGACCGCGACCGCCCCATCACCGGCACGCGGCTGCTGCGCGAGTGGCAGGGCGTCGAGCAGGTCGTCACCGTCACCGCCGACGGTTTCGAATGGCAGGGGCGGCCCTACAAGTCGCTCTCGGCCATCGCGCGGGCCATCACCGGCACGCGCTGGAACGGCTGGGTGTTCTTCGGGCTCAGGAACCATCGGGGGCGGACATGACGAAGCCGCCGGAAAAATCGAAACCCGTCCGCAAGCTACGCTGCGCCGTCTATACCCGGAAATCCTCCGAGGAAGGGCTGGAGCAGGAGTTCAACAGCCTGCACGCCCAACGAGAAGCCTGCGAATCCTACATCGCAAGCCAGCGCTCCGAGGGCTGGGTGCTGGTCCGCGATCAGTATGATGATGGCGGCATCTCCGGCGGCACGCTGGAACGGCCCGGCCTGCAGCGGCTGCTGGCGGACATCGAGGATGGGCTGGTCGACGTGGTGGTTGTGTACAAGATCGACCGCCTCAGCCGCTCGCTTGCCGACTTCGCCAAGCTGGTCGAGGTGTTCGACCGCAACGGCGTGACCTTCGTTTCGGTGACGCAGTCCTTCAACACGACGACGTCGATGGGGCGGCTGACGCTGAACATCCTGCTCAGCTTCGCCCAGTTCGAGCGCGAGGTGACGGCCGAACGCATCCGCGACAAGGTCGCCGCGAGCCGGAAAAAGGGGATGTGGATGGGCGGGGTGCCGCCCTACGGCTACCGGGTCGAGAACCGGAAGCTGCTGGTCGACGAGGAGAGCGCAGCGCATGTGCGGTGGATTTTCTCCCGCTTCCTCGAGATCGGCTCGGCCACGGAACTGGCGCGCGAGTTCGGCACACGCGGCATCCGCACCCCGCGCGGCAACCGGATTGACAAGAAGTACCTCTACCGCATGCTGAACAACCGCGCCTATATCGGCGAGGCAGTCCACAAGGGCGACAGCTATCCCGGCGAACACGACGCGATCATCGCTCAGGAAACGTGGGACCGAGTTCACGCCATCTTGCAGGAAAGCCCGCGCAAGCGTGCCGCGCGCACCCGCGCCGACACGCCCGCGCTGCTGAAGGGGCTGCTCTACGGCCCGGACGGCGCGGCGTTCTCGCCGACCCACACGCGCAAGGGCGGAAGGCTCTACCGCTACTACGTCAGCCAGACGGTGCTGAAGCACGGCGCCGGATCCTGCCCCATCGGCCGCGTGCCTGCGGGGGAGATCGAGGCTGCCGTCGTCGACCAGATCCGCGCCGTGTTCCGCCAGCCGGAGATCGTGGCCGGGACGTGGAAGGCGGCGCGGGCGCAAGACGGTGACATCACCGAGGCCGAGGCCCGCGAGGCGCTGATCCGGCTTGATCCGCTATGGGACGAACTGTTCCCCGCCGAACAGGCGCGCATCGTGGCCCTGCTGGTCGAGCGGGTCGAGATTGGCGTGGAGGGCCTGAACGTGCGGCTGCGCATGGACGGGCTGGCCGGGCTGGCACGCGAAATGGCCACCGATGTTGGAGAAGCTGCATGACCCGCGCCACGCCAATCCCCGAGACCGTCACCATCCACGTTCCCTTCCGCCTCGTGAAGCGCGGCGGGCGCAAGGAGATGGTGCTGCCCGAGGGCGCCGCACAGCCGCGCAGGACTGACAACACGCTGGTCAAGGCGCTGGGCCGCGCCTTCCGCTGGAAGCGGATGCTGGAATCGGGTGAGTTCACAACCATCGCTGAACTCGCCGAGCACGAGAACATCGCGCCGTCATACATGACCCGTGTCTTGCGCCTGACTCTGCTCGCGCCTGAACTTGTCGAGGTGATCTTGGACGGCAAGCAGGGGCCCGAAGTGACGATGCGGCGGTTGCTCGAATCCTTCTCAGATGAGTGGCAAAAACAGGGCGAATTCTTCCGCTCTCTATCGAATAATGAAGGCCAAACTTAATAGCGCGGAGCAACGCGGGCTTCGCGCGCCTGCTGCAAATGCGTGGCGGCAAAGTTCGCGCGAAAAAGTCTGAAAAGAACGCATGGACTTTATCGGCAATGGACGGGAAAACCGTCTGGAGGTAGGTTTGGATGCGAACAATAACAGAACGGGGCGAGCGGATGACAGAGGCGGTGAGGTTCACGAAGCGGTATGGGGACGTTGGCGAGGTCAAATCTGACGGGGCGACCTACACCCCCCGGGCGCTTGCCGATTTCGTCGCTGATCGCATCGTCGCCACCGAACACCTGCCATCTGGCCGCGCCGTGCGCGTCCTTGACCCTGCTGTTGGGCATGGCGAGCTGCTCCTCGCGCTCTTGTCTCGGCTTGACGGCCCCATTGAGGTCCACGGCTTTGAGACTGACCCCGAGGCACTGGCCGAGGCGAGGCAACGCATCGCGGCTGCTCATCCCGGCGCGAGCTTGAACCTCCGTCTCGGCAGCTTTCTTGACCATGTGCTTGATAACTTCGCGGGAGGGCTGTTCGGCGCGGCAGAGCCTTATGACATGATAATCGCCAACCCGCCCTATGTGAGGACACAGATCATCGGTGCCGGCCGCGCGCAGCAACTCGCCCAACAGTTCGGCCTGACCGGGCGCGTTGACCTCTACCACGCGTTCCTTCTCGGCATGGCAACAGTCCTGGCGCCGGACGGCGCGGCAGGTTTCATCGTCTCCAACCGCTTCATGACGACCAAGGGCGGCGCAGCCGCAAGGGCGGGAATGATCTCAGACCTCCGGTTGCGAGAAGTCTATGACTTGGGCGATACCAAGCTATTTGATGCCGCAGTCCTCCCTGCTGTCCTGATCGCGCGCGGGGCGGGTGCGGAACCCGTCAAGCCAGCGTTTTGGTCAATCTACCAGACCAAAGCGGAGCCGACGCACACGGCTGCCGACCCGCTGTCCGCCCTTGCGCAAGAGGGGGTGGCGGCGCTTCCTGATGGCAGGGCATTTCTCGTGCAGCACGGGACTCTCGACAATGGGGGTGATCCGGCGGGCGTCTGGCGGCTTGCCTCCGATGACGTCGAGAGCTGGCTTGCGACCGTCGAGGCGAACACTTGGGGCACCTTCCGCAACATTGGCAAGATCAGGGTCGGCATCAAGACCTGCGCCGACAAGGTATTCCTGCCGAAAAGGTGGGACCACGAACTGGAGCTGCACCGGCCTCTTACCACGCACCACACGGCGCGGCGATTCCGGCCCGACCCACCCGACCGGCAGGTTCTGTACCCGCACGATACCATTGACGGCAGGAAGCAGGCGGTGGACTTGGCGCACTTCCCGGCCAGCCGCGCCTACCTTGAAGAGCACCGGCAGACCCTAGAGGCGCGCAGCTATGTGATCGAGGCGGGGCGGAAGTGGTATGAAATATGGGTGCCACAGAATCCGGCAGACTGGGCTGCGCCCAAACTTGTGTTCCGTGACATCTCCGAGCAGCCGACTTTCTGGATGGATCTGGAGGGGACGGTGGTGAACGGGGATTGCTACTGGCTGACAGGGGATGAAGACTTGCTGTGGCTCGCCATGGGCGTGGCCAACTCCACCTTCATCGAACGCTTCTATGATCGTCGTTTCAACAACAAGCTCTACGCTGGGCGGCGGCGATTCATTACTCAGTATGTCGAGCAGTTCCCGCTGCCGGACCCGGAGAGCAGCGCTGCCCGGCAGATCGTCATGGCCTGCCGGGACCTTTACGCGGCGATGGAGGATGGCTCGCAGTCCGAAGCTGAGCGTCGGGTTGATGAGATGGTCTGGGCTGCGTTCGGGCTACCTGTCGAAGAAGTCTGACGGCAGCGG